GGAATACGCTGCTCTTGCGTATCTGCGTCCGTTCCAGACTAACGAACTGGCGAAGGCCGGTGATAGCGACAAGACGCAAATTCTTGTTGAAGTCACTCTTGAAGTTAAGAATGAAGCCGCACACGGCATCATTGCTGACCTCAATATGGCTCTGTAAGCAGTAAGATTAGGGGGAGGGGAAACCCTCTCCCTATTTCTTAGAGGAACAAATGTCCAAAATCATCAGAAGTGATGGTATCCGCGAACAAGTTTTCCATGAAACTGATAGCGGATATGTAATTGAGACTAAGCAAGATATTGACGACATTCTTGCTCTTAATAAACAACAACTTGACTTTGACAAACAGAGAACTGGATTTGTCAAAGAAACGCATCACGTTGCACGCATTCCCCTTACTGTCATTGACGACCTCAACAAGATGGGCGTAATGAAGGGATTTGTGATTGTGGACGATACCGCTTTCGCAAAATGGCTTAATGGAACCGAAATCGGTCAAGCCTGCAAAACATATAGGGGACAACTGTGAAAGTTGCTGTCTGCGTACCTTGCCGTGATGAAGTGCACACCGCCTTTGCGTTCGATTTTGCAAAGATGATTGCTTATGACTGCATTACCCGTTGTAAGGACGGTAATGGTGGTCTTCAAATGTATACGATGCCGGGAACTCTGATTTTTGACCAGAGAGAAAAACTGGCTGAAATTGCACTAAATGAAGGTGCAGACGCTGTCCTATTTATTGACAGTGATATGCGCTTCCCGAGAGACCTTATTGAGATTCTCTTGAGTAGAAATGTAGATATTGTCGGAGTTAATGCCACTAGCCGGAGAATGCCGGTTCTTCCATGTGCGTTGAATCTGCAAATGATTGATAATCCAAATGAGAATGAACCAGACCATAAATGGGTCAAAGTCGATTCTCGTGGTAAAGAAGGCATTGAACAAGTTACTGCTGTCGGTTTTGGCGTAACGATGATTCGCAAGACAGCATTTGAGAAGATTCCTCGGCCTTGGTTTGATGTTGGTTGGGGGCGATGGGGTGTAATCGGTGAGGATGTTCATTTCTGCGCTAGAGCCGCAGATAGTGGCATCTCCGTATATGTAGACCATAGCCTTTCAAAGCATATCAAGCACATTGGCACCTACGAATACGGTTGGGATGATATTGACGATGCAAAACTGAAGGAATTGACAGATGGCATTGACAAACTACAGCGACCTAAAAACGACAGTCGCAAACTATCTCGCAAGAAGTGACCTGACCAGTCAGATTCCTGACTTCATCCGTCTTGCTGAAGATCGTCTTCGTAGGGAACTGCGTATCCGCCAGATGCTCAAGGTAGTCACGACTACTACGACTTCTGGCGACTCTACGATTTCTCTGCCGTCTGATTTCCTGCAACTACGGGACATTCACATTGATGGAAGTCCCGTTTCTACAGTCACATACCAAAGCCCATCAGCATTCTTCCGCAATGCTAGAACTGCTGAAGCTGGCATTCCTGTGTTCTATACGATCCTGGCTAGTGAGTTTCAATTTGCTCCTATCCCAGACTCGAATTACACGGTAAGGATGCTGTATTACGCCGCTCCGCCTTATCTGAGCGATTCCAATAGCAGCAATATGTTCCTTGCTAACTGTGTTGATGCGCTTCTGTATTCGACTCTTGCAGAAGCAGAACCTTATCTGATGAATGATGCCCGTTTGGCTACTTGGGCTAGTTTGTACGATAGGGCAATCAACGCTATCACAACCAGCGATGACCAAGGCGAATACTCAGCTTCGCCTATCGCTATTTCTGTCGCTACGAGGTAATCATGGCTAACTTTTCAAACTATCTTGAGAATGCGTTGATTAACGCTACTCTCCGCAATACGTCATACACAAGCCCTACGACTGTATACGTTGGTCTGTTTACGACTGACCCTACTGATGCGGGTACCGGCACTGAAGTCGCTGGAGGCTCTTATGCGCGTACTGCGGTGACCTTTGGCGCACCTAGTAACGGTGTAGCTACCAATAACGCAGATGTGACGTTCCCGACTGCCACAGGCTCTTGGGGAACGATTACGCACGTTGGTGTGCATGATGCATCGACCACTGGCAATCTGCTCTACCACGCCTCTCTCACGACCTCCAAGACTGTTGGTAGCGGCGATGTGTTCAAGATTTCTTCCGGCAACCTGTCTGTGACGCTTGCGTAATGGAACTTATCAATTCTGACCCTCTGGTTCGTTTTTCTTGGACTGTCCAAGATGACGAATACGTCTACATGGACACTTGGGAAATGATCCAAGAGGAATGGGACGCATTGACTCCAGAAGAAATCGAATCACGCCAAAAGGCTCAATACGCTAAATGGCGCGAACACATGGCTAAGGGTTAAGCATGGCCGATAGGTATTGGGTTGGTGGAACAGCAAACTGGGACGGTACCGCTGGTACCAAATGGTCTGCTACGTCTGGCGGTGCTGGCGGTGCTTCAGTTCCTACAACTGCTGATGACGTTTTCTTCAATTCCAGCTCTACTGGAACAGTAACGATTGCTGCTGGGAATACTGGTGCTAAGTCAATTAACTGCACTGGATTTACTGGAACAATAACTGGCACAGCAGCGATTTCGGTGGCTGGAAGCATTACGCTTGTTGCTGGTATGACCTATACCCATACGGGCACTGTGACAATTACCGGCACTGGCACTCTCACTACTGCTGGAAAAACATTTTCTGCCGTAACAATAAATGGATCTGGAATTACAGTAACGCTCGCAGATGACTTTAATTTATCAGATACATTAAGGCTTGATTCTGGAACATTTGACACTGCAAACTACAATATAACGGCTGGTAATGCTTTGTCTCTTGACCAAGTAACAACGGCAAGAACATTTAATTGTGGGTCTAGCACAATTAATATTGGCAATTTTTACGCAAACACTATTACCAACTTAACATTTAATGCTGGCACATCGCAAATAAATGTAACTGCTTCCAATGCTGATTTAAGGGGTGGAGGTTTAACTTTTAACAATGTTTCATTTACCTCTACAGCAGTTAGTGGATTAGTTCGCACTATTAGGCAAACAAACACATTCAACAACCTAACATTTTCAGCCCCTAGTTCCGAAGGATTAGTTCAATATTCAATAAGCGCAAACCAAACAATTAACGGTACGTTTACCTGCGCTGGGGCTACCGCTGTACGCAGAATTTTTGTGCGCTCTGATACATTAGCAACATCCCGCACTTTCACAGTCAATTCTCTATCCGCAACTGACTGCGACTTCCGCGATATTACTATTGCTGGCACTGCCTCCGGTTCTTCGCCTACTAGGGCCGGAGATTGTGGTGGCAACTCGGGGATCACGTTTTCCTCGAAGACCGTCTACTGGAACCTTGCCGGTACACAAAACTGGTCTGCTACTGCATGGGCTACAACAAATAACGGCACGCCAGATATAAACAATTTTCCGCTTGCTCAAGATACAGCTACTTTTACTGATAGTGGGGCTGCTGGCACTGTTTCTATTCAATCGTTCAATACAGGTGCCATTGATACATCTGCGCGGACTAGTGCAATGACATTGAGTTTTGCAACGGCAGCAGTTGCTCTATATGGAAGTGTTGCTTTTGCTTCTGGTGTTACTGTATCTGGAACCACTGGGCAAACATTTTCTGGTCGCGGCACTATGGATTACACAAGTGCCAGCAAAACCACTACGTTCCCAATTACTGTTGATGCTCCTAGTGGAACATTTCGGCTTATTGATACGTTTAATTCTTCAAACACGGTTACGCATACTCGTGGCACGTTTAATGCAAATAATCAAAACTTAACCTGCACAACTTTTTCTTCTAGCAACAGTAATACCAGAACAATCACGATGGGTTCTGGAACTTGGGATTTGAGTGGTACTGGAACTGTTTGGAATTTGGGAACAACCACTAATCTTACGTTTAACAAAGAAACGGCAAATATAGTTCTTAGCAATACCACTACAACGGCTCGTACGTTTGCTGGTGGCAGTCGCACTTACAACAAGCTAACCATTGGTGGTGCTACCGGAACATCCACGCTGACATTCACTGGTTCCAATACATTCAGCGAAATTGACAGCACCAAGACTGTTGCCCACACCATCACTTTTACCTCTGGCACAACAACCACAGTTACCACCTGGTCTGTCAAAGGCACCTCTGGCAATGTAGTAACGCTAAACAGTAGTGCTGCCGGTTCTTCCTACACACTTGCACTTGCTGGTGGTGGTTACACAACTGGCATTGACTACCTCAACGTCCGCGATCCCATTGGCAGTCCAATCAGTGACACTTGGTACATCGGCGCAAACTCCGTAATCAATACGACTGCACCGAACTCTGGTTATGCCATGTTCACGACACAGCGGGCTGACAATGCCATTGTTGTGCTTACGTCTACTTCCTCGACTTCGTGGACTGTTCCTGCTGATTGGAATAACGCTGCAAACTCCATCAACCTTATTGGTGGTGGTGGTGGTGGTGCCGGTTCTCGCGTTTCTGGTAACAATCGTGCTGGTGGTGGTGGTGGTGGTGGTGGTGGCTTTACTAGACTCACAAACCAAACACTAAGCGGTTCAATTACCTATCAAGCTGGTTCTGCTGGTACAGCAGGAACAGCAGGAAATAACGGTGGTGCTGGCGGAACAACGTCTTGGAATAGCGGGGTTTCAACTGCTGGAGGTGGTGGCGGCGGCCAAGCCACGACAACTCCAACCTCCACTGGTGGTACAGGAGGTACTGGTGCTACCTATAACGGCGGCACTGGTGGCGCAGGCGCAACATCTACTGCTGTAGCTGCAACTAACGGTGGTGGCGGCGGAGGGGGAGCTGGTGGGCCAAACGGTACTGGTGGTAATGGCGGGAATGGATTTTCGTCAACCACATCGGGGCAATCAGCCGGTGGTGGCGGCGGCGGCAACGGTGGTGGAACTAATGGTGGTAATGCCTCTGCTTCTACCGGAGGTACAGGCGGAAACAACTCATCAGGTGTAGGTGGTGGTGCAAGTAATACCAGTGCAGCAGTTGGTGGTGGCGGCGGCGGCTCTACATCTGGTGGTGGTATTGGCGGAAACGGTATTGACTTATTTGGCATTGGCTCAGGTGGCGGTGCTGGTGGTGCTGATGGTTCTGCAAGAACTGGGTTAGTTGGTGGCTTTTATGGTGGTGGTGGTGGTGGTGCTGGCAATCAACTAGCCGGTACACAAAATGCCGCTGCCGCTGGTCGCCAAGGCGCAATCATCATTGTTTACACGCCGAGTGGCGTTGTAATTGTAAATGGCTCGTCCGCAATCTCTGCTGTAGCAACGGTATCTGCTGCGGGTCTTGCCACATACTCTGCTGCGTCATCGATCTCTGCTCTGTCAACAGTGTCGGCCATTGGAAGCCTGACATTGATTGCTGGTTCTGCAATATCTGCCTATGCAATAGTTAGTGCAGATGGAACAACAGAGGGTTTTGTTTTTGGCGCAGCATCAATTTCTGCCAATGCAACACTAAATGCAAATGGGTTTACCATTTTTAATGGGCAGTCTGCAATTTCTGCCAATGCAACTCTTTCTGCACTAGCAAGCAAAGTTTTCTTTGCAGACTCAGCAATACTTTGTGATGCGACAGTATCTTCAACAGGATTGCTTGAAAAGATTGGTTTTGCTGTAATTGATGGAGTAGCAACTGTAACGGCAGAAGCACAATACACTGCATCTGGTTCTACTGTTATCGAGTGTATTGCAACAGTTATTCCTTCCGGCAATGCAATTTTTTCTTCTGAGTCAACCCTTGGTTGTTTTGCAACGATGATTCCTAACGGGAGAATCATTGGTGATGAATGGTCTACCGTTGCTCCAGAAGAAAACACTTGGAGTGACGTTAATGTAGGCTCTAACGTATGGACTGAAGTTCAATCGGGTGAAAACACATGGCTGCGACAAGGATAGTTTTTAGCGAGTGGACTCCAGATCGACCAGGCATTGCTGGCAACATGACTGAGGTAAAGAATGCTTACCCCGTTGCGTCTGGTTATGCTCCATTTCCAAGCAAAGTAAATTTTGGCAATGCTGCATCTGAGACGTTGACCAGCGTGTTTGCAGGGCAAGCCGCTGGCACTACAGCATTGTTTGCTTCTAGTGCTACCAAAATCTACAAGTACGACTCATCCACGCTGAACTACTCGGATGTATCAAAGAGTGGTGGTTACAACAATCCTGTTAACGATGTTGTCCAGTTTGGAAGGGTCGTGATTACTGCTAACAACGCAGAGAAGTTACAGGCTTGGACAATCGGCACATCTACATCATGGAATGATCTATCCATGAATGCGCCTGTGTGCAAATTCGTTAGTGTTGTCCGTGACTTCGTTGTAACTGGGCATCAATCTGCGAATCCGAATCGTGTCCAATGGTCTGACATTAACGATGAAACCGATTGGGTATCAAGTGCAGCAAGCCAAGCAGACTTCCAAGACATTCCTGACGGTGGGGACATTGTCGGAATAACTGGTGGGGAGTTTGGGCTTATTTTCCTGCAAAACTCCATTCATAGAATGTCTTATGTTGGAAGCCCGTTGTTCTTCCAGTTTGACAACATCTCTCGCGGCCTTGGGTGTTTTGTTTCTGGTTCTATTGCTCAGTACCGACAGACTTCTTTCTTCCTGTCTGACAATGGCTTCTATATGTGTGACGGGCAATCAATCACTGCAATCGGTGCAGAAAGGGTTGACCGTTGGTTCTTCGACAATGTTGATATCAACGCTATCGAAGAAATGAGCGCAAATGTAGACCCCGAGCGAAAGCTGGTTATCTGGAACTTTAAGAACGTATCTGCAACTTATTCTCAGTTGATGTACCAGTGGGAACTGAACCGCTGGACTTATTCTGACATTAACATCAGCAGCATCGGTGGTGGCTTAACGGCTGGCGTTACGCTTGAGCAACTTGATGCTTACGGAACCGTGGATAGCATTGAAACAAGTTTTGATGCTCGTCTGTGGGCTGGAGGCTCTTATTTCTTGGCTGGAACCAGCGGAACAAATGTCGTAAGCATTGAAGGCCCAAACCTGACTGCATCACTTATTACTGGTGACATATCGGTAGAAGGCCAGCGTAGCGTTATGACGCTTACGAAGCCAATCATTGATAGCGGAAATGCCACTGTTGCTGTTGCGAGTCGTACCAAATTGAATGACACGATTACCTTTGGTACTGCCGTTACTGCTGATGCAGAGAACCGCGCCTCACAACGCTCTAATGGCAACTACCATCGTGTTCAGGTGATTCCTACCGGCGATTGGAAGACTGCTGTTGCGGTAGACGTTGAATTTGCTACGCAAGGCACACGATGACTCAGTTCCGCACTGTTCAACCAGGCACTACTGATGCCCGTACAACACAAGAAATCATCCGTGGGATCATGGATGGTAAGACGAACAATGTCGGAACCATCACGCTCGCGGGTAGCGGAGCCACAACTACTGCACTCTACGATGAACGCATTGGCTACGACTCTGTAATCCTGTTTGCTCCATTCTCTACTGTTGCATTTGAGGATTCTGCCCCATACGGTGCATTCCAAGACTCAACAGACCAAGCGGCTACTACTCTTGGTCAAGCAACAATCATGTCGTTCAATACGACTGACTTCTCGAACGGTGTAACGCTATCCAATAGCACGCGATTGAATGTCAGTACGGAAGGTCTGTATGACTTGCAGTTTTCAGCGCAATTCAAAAACACGACCAATGACACTCAGGACGTAAGCATCTGGTTCCGTAGAAACGGTACTGATGTGACTGCATCAAATAGTAAGTTTGGTATGCCATCAAGAAAGAGTAGTGGCGACCCTAGCCATTTGATTGCATCGTTGAATTTCTACTTCGATTTGAATGCTGGAGACTATGTAGAGATTGCTTGGAGACCAAGTGACCTTGGGGTTTCGCTAGAACACTTCGCTGCTGTAACTGCCGTCCCAGGTTCAACTCCTGCAATTCCAGAGACTCCGTCGATCATTGCAACGATGGAATACATTGCTCCTGCCGCAACGACCAACGTATACGCAAGTTCACAGAGTCAAGGCTATGCATTGCTAACTCATTTTGCGAACTATGCCACTACAACTAGTCCTAAAACGTATGCCTATGTGGTGATCGGATAAATGGAAGTCAGATATATCCCGAAGGAAGAACTTAGGAATTGGTGGACTTGGGTAAAAAATGGACTTGAAACGGTATTAACAAAAACTCCTGAATATTGGATTCCAGAGGATTTGTATTGTGATTGCTACGAAAATCGCTCAATGTTATGGGTGACATTAGTAGATAATAGACCTGTAGGGTTTTTCGTTTTACAACCTAACGGGACTAATGTGCATATATGGGTCGCATATTTGGAAGACCCTAGATATTTGCAAGAAGGTTGGGAACACATTAAGGGTATTGTCAGAAACGGCAATGGTGAAACGATAACTTTTTCATCCTTTAGAAAAGGTTGGGAAAAGCGCGCATTTGAATTAGGATTCAAACCGCGCACTTGGATATGTGAGGTGTGATATGGGTGGCGGCGGAAAGAGTACAACCACGCAAGGTATTGATAAGGCACTTCGTCCTTACGTTACCTATGGTCTTAAAGAGGCTCAACGCCTTTATGAAACTGAGACTCCTTCGTTCTTCCCAGGCCAAACTTTTATTGGCCCTTCTGAAGCAACCACTCAAGCAATGCAAGCTGCTACCCAACGCGCACAAGCCGGTAGCCCTTTGCTTCGTCAGGCTCAAGAACAGCAACAGCGTGTCCTCAGTGGTGAGTTCCTGAGTGCGGGTAACCCGTACCTTCAACAAGCGCTTGGACAATCAAGCCGAGTTGCTGGGCAACAGTTCTATGACGCTATGCGCGGTCTAGGATCGCAAGCATCTAAGGCTGGACGGTATGGCTCTGGTGCAATGGGTCAACAAGAAGGTCGTGCAGAACAAGCACTGGCTACTGCTCTCGCTGAAAACGCAGGCAAGCTGTCGTTTGAGAACTATGCAGCCGAACGCGCCCGTCAGGAAGCCGCCGCTACTCAAGCACCAACTATGGCAATGGCTGACTACGCCGACATTAACCAACTGTTGAAGGCTGGAACTCTCGGTGAGTCCTACCAACAGCGCGCCCTTCAAGACGAAATGGCACGATTTGAGTTTGAGCAGAACAAGCCTTACGCCAAACTCTCGACGTTCCTTTCAAGTGTCTATGGTGCGCCTCAAGGCTCTGTATCCCAGACTACTTCTGGCGGCAAGATTGTTTGTACCGCTATGTGCAAGGCTTATGGCTTTGGATCGTTCCGTCAAAAGATTTGGTTGGAACATTCCAAGAATATGCATCCGGCATTCCAAGTTGGCTATCACGCCATCTTCTTGCCTGTTGTCGAATATGCCTACAGTGGAGAACTGACCCTTGGCAAGAAACTCACACGAAAGATCGCAGAACACATTGCACGCCATCGTACTGCTGACATTTGGAAGCGTAAGCGTGGCCGTTTTGATCTGCTTGGTACTGTTTATCGCGGAATCCTTGAGCCGGTCTGCTTCGCTGTAGGGATGCTGCACCGACTGGAGGCCAGCCATGTTTAACTTTGCTCCGATTTTGATTGGTGCTGCTGTAGGTGCTGGCACTTCTGCATTGTTTGGTGGCAACCCATTGAAGGGTGCTGCGCTGGGTGGCCTCAGCGGCGGATTGTTTGGAGTTGGTGGGCCATTTGAGGCAAGCAAACTGTTTGGTGGCCCTGCTAGTGGTTTGAATGTAGCTGGTAGTGCTGCCGGAGCAACTAATACTGCTCAAACTGCAGCTGGTCTGGCTGAAAAAGGGCTGACAAATATGGCCCCAATTCAGGGATTTGCTGGCACACCATCTGGTATGTCACCTATGACCGCTGCTATTGAGCAAGCGGCAATGCGTGACCCTTCTGGATTTGCCGGTGGCATCACCTCTCTACCCGCTAGTGCTGCTGTTCCTTTTGGCGGCTCTACTGGCGCACAAAGTCTAGTCAACCAAGGGTTGCTTGGTTCACTCAAGGATTATTTGCCATCTTCTCAAGCGATTGGAAGTCTTGGTCTAAACCTTGGTTCGCAAGCACTGATGCGCCCTCCTGTTCAAGCCCCTGCCGGTG